GTCTCTATTTCCTCGGTGGCGGCCGCAATACTATCTGTATAAGACCTATAGGCTTTTTCGGCCGCGCGAACGCTCTTTGTATATTCTTGTATATATTCAGGATCACCCAACTCTTTAGCAACTGCCAGTTGTTCTCTCTGGGTATGGAGATTGTCGCGAAGAGATTTTCCTTGATCCTTGATGAGATCAATCTCTATTTGTCTCTGCTTATTTCTTTCTCTAAGTTCTTCGATGGTGAGTTCAGCCATTTATAAACTCCTAGTTTTTAAACGGCCACCTTAAGCCTGTTTCTTTTTCAAATTTCTCTACCGATCTGGAGAGAGAGTGTTTGGTTTTCATCGTTTTAGGATTATCAAGTCCGTTCTTGATATAGGAATCCATATATCGCTTTTCGCTGCGAAGTGTCTTCATAAAGGATTCAACTTGCGATGTAGAGCCCATCAAGCGAAGCGGAATATCAAAACCACCAAAATATAAATCAAGTAGCATACTGCGCACCTGTCCGGCGAACTTACTATACACTCTTTCATTCAGCGGCTTGCCTACTTGATTAAGATCTATTACTTGTTTTACTATATCGCTCATACGTTTAAACCTCTGTTTAAATATAAATAGTTTAGAAAAAGAAAGAACTTACTTTCTTCTTGCTTTATCTGATTCTTCTTTTTGTCTCTTGAACTCGTTTGTTAAACGTTCAAGGAACCATCGACGTAGAGCGATGGGCAGATTATACATTTCAGTGAACGACCATCCACCATGATGTTTTAATAGAAAAAACTCTTCGTAGACAGACTCTTGGTATTTAGGCGTCAGGCCAAAAAAACCGTGCCGTTAGCGGCATACCTACCTTTCCTTCTTCGTGGCATAAAGGGCAGGTGAAATCAAAACGAAGGTCCAAATCGGGCTTTATCTTCTCATAAACATTTCTTAGATGCTTAACATCGGGGATAGGCATCGCTTCAATGAACTTATTAAGAGTTGGCAAATCAGAATGCTCATTTGCTTGAACAACAATAGACTTTAGAAGACCAGTTACTGGATTTGATGCTCCATTCTTGTCGGTCTTTACTAATAAAGAGGCTATCTTCTTTTCATCTCTTGATGTTAGCAAGCGAACATAGATTCTAACTTTTGATACTGGAAGATCAAAGGAAAATACTCCTTCTCCTTCGTTACTTACTCCCTCGACATCTGTTATATCTTGAGGCTTAAGATCATTTAAATCAAAAGTATACTCTGAACTCTTGGAACAAGACGGGCAGTTAGCAGTTACATCGTAAAATGAACCAAACCCTGTGATTCTTGTGGCTATCAAGACGGCATTCTTGTCGCCAAGAAGCAAATCCCCGACTTTAATACTTTTATCAACGATAACCGACTCCAATAGGCGGTCGATCGCCAACTCGTTTCTTAATAATGCCTCTGATGTTAGAATATCCTCTTCTTTTGCTGTCATATGTTTAATCTCTATAACAGCTTGATTATGAAGAGGGTGACCTTCCGGGTAAAATAAACCTTTACTCGGTAGATCAACGAATTCTGTTGGATTTATAAAGGCAAATAAATCAGATGCCTGTGAAGTGGGGGGTGTTGGCGCGTCTGGTTGCGGTGCGCCTAACCGCTCTAAGTTATTTCTGCGTGACAAAAATCACCTTCTTTCTAGTATTCTATAGGTCTGTTACTGCTGCTACTGCTGGACCAGACTCGTACTCAGCCCAATCATAGCGGAAAGTGATATCAATATTAAGAATGCCATCATCTTCGTAGCTTAAATCTCCAAACTTCGCGTTTGTAATGAAAGCGTTGTTGAGAGTCCAAGTGCCTACGAGACCTCCTTGTCCATTCAACTCTTCGATTACAACATTGCCCAAAGCATTAACAGCACCTTGCTTATTAACTGTGCCCGGGGCCTGTGCTGGGTTATTGAAGACAGCCTCTTGTACATCTGGCTTTAGATATCCAGAGTTGACAAGCGCATCATATAGGATCTTGTTACCATCTGGATTGATCGCGTTAACGATTGTGGCGCTAACTGGATCCCACTCAACTACTCCTGGGTAGTAATATGTGTTGCCCAAAAACTTGTGAGCCTGCTCTGAAACTGTGTAAGCAGGCTTTGTAACAGTCTTTGCAAGATACTGCTCGTATCTAAAAGCCTGATTAGTAGATACTAGGTTTGGTAGTGAAAGCAAGAATCGGTGTCCTCTTCTTGGCTCTGAAAGTGCGCTTGTCCAAAATGGCATTTAAATGGTTCTCCTATTGTCCTATTATTATATAGTGCGGGGAGCCGGAACTCCCCGCATTTTATTAGTCGTCAAATGACGCACCAGTTCTTGTGATATTGAAGTCAATGGCAATGAACTCAATAGCTCTTGTTGGCTTCAAGTAAATCTGTGCGTACAGAATGTTTCTATCTACAAGATCCGGTGTTGTCGTTGTGTCGTCCAAAACAACCCTGTAATCGGTTAGACCAAAGTTAGTTCTAACGTTTGCTAGGAAAGGCTCAACTTGTGCCTTGAATCGTAGCCATGTTTGCTGAACGTTCGGGTCAAACAGTAATCCAGCAGCAATCTGTGAAATGCGCTTCTTAACGAAGATCATTAGGCGACGAACGTTAATTCGGTCGAGTGCTGATGGTGTAACTTGTAGTGTCTTCTGTCCAAAGATTACAATACCTTCTGCCGGGAACTTCGCAATCGGGTTAATGTTGGCAGTGTAAAGGTTGTCGCGGTCGACGCGTCGTAGCTGGTGAGCTACATCTACAACTGGAATGCCAGCAGAACCTTCTGTTAAGCCGCCGCGGTTGAAGCCGGCTGGTGCAAACCATACCTGCGTCTTTCGCTGTGAGCTAGAGAATGTTCCGATTGCCGGGATTGAAGGCGGAAGCCATACGAACGCGCCATTAATGGTGTCGCGACCTCTGACCCATGGGTAGTAAGCACAACCGTATGAAGAGTTGAGGTTTCTACTTCTCAATCCATTGACAAGAGTTGTAATGGTTGATTGTGTGTTGTTTCTATTAATCGCAGGGCCATCTTCTCGCGGAACGAAAGCGTCCGGAAGATCGATGACTGCTAATGCATCACCACGAGCCTCGCAAGTTCTAACCAAGTGAGTAGTCAAACCGTCTTGTGTCTGGGCTGGGATGGCCGCGAGGTTCATTTCAACAACTTCTGGGTCAGCAACTGAATCGATTGCTCTTCTAATAGAGAAGAAGGCATAACTGGATGTGTCAGTTGCAGAGCCACCCATTCTCACGCCGGAGAAAGGATCCATTTCCTTAATGTCTACTCCGTCGAAGCCACCGAATAGTGGAACTGTGAAGCGATCGTAACCGGCATCGAGGACGCCTGATACGGCGCCATTAACATTTGTAAGAGATGTGCTAGCAGAGGATCCTGTAACCCATACGCCAGAGCCAGAAACATCGTCTAGCGTGAATGTTGGAGAAAGCTCTTCCTCGGTTCCCACTGTGAAACCCACTGCGCCGCCGCGAGGGCGCAACAAATCTATAGTTGATGCAGCGAACACTGTCGAGCCGACTGTTCTCGATGTTTGTAGTCCAAAGTAAGCATCTGTTGGGTTTTGAAGGTTTCCGGCTGATGCGCTAATTCTGAGAACTGGCTCTGGGAATGTAACAGAAGAAGTTACAGCAGCAACTGAGGATCCAGAGACGATAAACACACCCGATGTCGTGTATATACCAGCTGGGACATCCGTGAAAGAACCAGAAAGCCAACTAACGCGTCTGCCAGCGCCCGTTGAAGCTGAAATATCCTTATATTTGACGATTCCCTCAAAGCCGAATGGAAGTAAAGATGGATTAGTTACGCCAGCATCAACATCAGAGTTTACATCAATGTATAAATATTGTGAGTTGTTCGGGTAGTTGCCCTTTCTAACATATCGCCTCTCGGTCTGATTCCATTCATCATATGAATCACCAATCTTGCGAGCGACGTAGTTAAGAGAGTTAGGGTTCAAATCGCAGTTGTTGAACTGCTCCACAACCCTTACAACATTGTCGCTATCGCTTAGGTGTCTTACAACAACAGAGAAAGTACCATACTGGTTTTCTTCGTTTGTTGAGCGCTTAATATCCTGAATGGATACCTTAAGGTTCTTGCTGGTCCAATCACCTGCTTCTCCTCTGGCAACAAACTTGAAAAGACTTGTTGGAGTTGAACCAGGGGATAGTTTACAGCTAATGATTTGTGGAGTTTCAGCAGCCTGTGCGTTGTATCTAAAATCATCTCCCTCGGAGGTTCCGTCTGTTAAGCGAATCCAAGCACCGGCAATATCAGAGTCGGGATCTGACAATACAGCGTCTAGGTGTCGATCGAAGGTTTCACCTAGGAAATACTTCTCTTGGTTATCTGAATCAGTAATAAAGGTGTTTAATAACTGCGGATTTGTGTTTAGAGCCTTGCGAATGTAACGGGAATCATCTCTGTTAAAGTTAGTGGTGATTGTGTCAACGGTTGTCACTCCATCGCGAATAATCGTCTTAAACTCTTTGGCATCATTGTTGGCGGATAAAACTACAACGTCGGATCCTGTAAGAGCCGTAGTAGAGTTTACATATGTAGTACCATTGTTTGTAAGGATATTACCAGAAAGTTGCAACTCCACGCCAGATTGAGCATAAACAATCGCCCCTAGCGCTCCGGTCAAAACTGTGTTGGCGGCGCCAGTTTGGAATAGAACGAGTCCCCAAGCAACACCAGAGGCACCAGCATCCCAACCAGCCTCGCCGGGGTCGCCGGCAGTAATAGAATCATCCTCGGCGCCGAGCAATCGAATGTAAGTTAAAGGAGAACTATTGCGAAGATAAGCTTGAGCAGCATACATACCATAGGTAGTTGCTGTTGTGTTGGCACCCTGGCGCCAAACATCGTCTCCGGATCTTCCGGGGTTTGGCGTACCAAATATGTTAACAAACTCTTCAAAAGAGTTAACTGTGGTTGGCCTTAGTGCTGGTCCCTTTTCAGCACGTCCAATGATAACTGGTCCGATTCCTGCTGGTGAAGCCGGAAGTTGGGAGTTGTCAATCTCGTTGACGAAAACGCCCGGGGATACAAATCGGTAATTCTTAACTGACATTCGTTCTTATCTCCTACATTTCACAAAAATGTTCAAAGTAAATAGTGTTAAATAGTATGAAGAGAATTATTCTCTGTAAAAACCATCCTTTAAGTTTTGAGGTATATCTCCTACTATTGTTCTCTCTCTTCCAAGCTTAATATCGACAGCGTTCTCGCGCTTTACAATCTTAGGCTTTTCTTGGTTCTCGCCCTCTCCAATAAGATAACCTAAAACTTCAATGTTAATGTCTGTTTCGTAGTTTCTTTGTTCCATTCCTAAGTTGGCTTGGTTAGAGTTATTACTAAAACCGCCATCAATAAAGACTTCATAATAATGACCCTCGGCTTCGATACGCTTTGGAGTCCTAGAGTTGCCAGGAACTGTAATGAACGGGCGAATAAGTTCATTCATTTGCTGTTGATATTCAGTGCGAATAGAAATCTGATACATTACCTTTACCCATGTAGGGATCGGCATTGTAATGGTTTCATATACCACTTTCGCAGTAGGCATATTTCTTTTGTTCGTGTTTAGCATTTTGCTGGCAACGTCTTTATCTGCGCCATACTTTCTATTTGCTAAAGCGTTTTGAAACTCTGCTGTTTTCTTTTGGTTGATTTGTCTCGCGATAGTAATCGTTCCGCCCTTAGCATCATCAACAGGATAAAGGTTAGCAAACACAGTTCCACGATAGTTCTGTTCTTTTGTTACATTAGATCTGTTTATCGTAATCAAAGGAAGGATTAGTGTTTCTTCCTTATCTCTTAGATCTTTATTGTGTTTTATTTGAAAGGCTCGTTCTGCTGTGACCCATAGGACAGGAACTTTCTTAAATCCATCATTAGTATTAGAGAAAAGATTAAGATCTTCATCGATGAACCGAAGCATTGCCTTATCAATTGTTTCCAAAGATGAAGGCATAAACTCTATCTCTTGAAGTTTGCCTGCTACTTCTTTATCACCGACATAATCAAATCGTTTGGATCGTTTGTCTTTTATTTGTTTTTCTGTTTTCTTGCTACGAGACATTCAGTTACCCTACAAAGATGCCGGCTGGAATGTTCTCAAGGACTTTCTTAGTCGAGTCCTGCATTGAAGAATCAATCTCAGCCAACTTATCGTAAGTAGTATCTTCAAGAATGGTTTTCAGTTCTTCTCTTAATTGATCCATTTCAGTTCTTGCTTGTGATAGAAGCTCGGAGTAGTTTAGCGTAACGGATTCGCCAGGGATTGGAACAGAGGAGAACTTGCCTCTTATCTGTCCTAGCATCTCTTTTGTTAAAGCCAAAGCAAATCTACGAATCCATTGCTTACCAATAGCATTAATGTTCTCAAATGGAATATTCTCAAATGGAATCGTGTTTATGTTGTTAACACCTTCTGCTCCATTATTAACCCCTGGCTGGTTGTCCCATGGTTCGTACTGGTTATTAATAGTAAACTGAACCCAGAAGTTCTTTGGGGAAGTTGTGTCCGGTGTTGGGAAAAGTCTTAACTTGTTATCGTGAATCTCGTATGAGTAATGCGAAACTCTTGTCCACAGCGCATCTTCATAAGCCATTGCTTGAAGTTTGTTCTGCCAAGTTGGGACAATCTCAAATGTAGAATCGTCTGCGTATTGACCATATGTTCTCATATTGCCGACAACTGAGAATCCACCATAGTAG